CAAGTCGCACCCGAAGATCGTCAACGCGGTCAAGGGCAACGTCACCAATCAGGGCAATGTCACGCTGGAGCAGTTCACCGAGCTGTTCGCGAGCGAGGGCATCCAGCGCTGGGTGATCGGCGATACCTGGTACAACACGGCGAAGCCGGGCCAGGCGCCCGTCCTGACCCGCGCCTGGGGCAAGCATATCTCGCTGATCCACCAGAACCCGATCGCCTCGGTGCAGGGCGGCGGCGTGACGTTCGGCCTCACCGCCCAGTTCGGCGGCAAGATCGCCGGGCGGATCGAGGATCCGGACATCGGGCTGCAGGGCGGTTACCGCGTCCGCTCGGGCGAGCGGATCAAGGAGCTGATCCTCGCCCAGGACGTCGGCTACTTCATCGAAAACGCGGTGGCGTGATGGCGCGCGCCTCCAGCAAGAAGGCCGCCGCGCCGGCGTCTCCCGAAACGGAGACGCCGGTTGCGGTCCTGGCCCCCGCCGTGCAGGCCGATCAGGTTGCTGCAGCCTTGGCGGCGCCGCCGGCCGAGCCGGCCAATCCAGCGGAGCAGCCGATCGAGCAGGCTGCGCCGGCCGAGTCGCCGGCGCCTGTCGAACCGGAACCCACGATGGCTGCCCCACAGCAGGACGAAGATTCCGTCGCCGCCGAGCAGCCCGACGCACCCGAACTGGCGGAAACCACCGGCGCGGTTGCCGTCTCGTCGCTTCAAGCGGACGTCCATGAGGCCGTCACGACTGCGATCAACAAGCTCCAAACGCTCGCCACCTTCTATCAGCTGTCCGCGATCACGCCGGCCGAAAGGGCGTTGGCAAGCATCGCGACCGCCGGCGTCGTCGCGATCCAGGACGCCTTCCGCAACACCGATGCGCAGCTCCGCACCGCAATCGGGCTGCAAGAATATGAAGGCCAGCCGCGCCGCACGTTCCCGCTGCTGAAGGACGTGCTTCTCGACAACGAGCCCTATGGGCCCGGCGCAGAGCGCAAGAGCGCGCCGCTCACCGAGGCGCAGCACGCGGAGCTGAAGGCGGCCGGCGCTGTCACGGGCGCTTGGGAAGACGGCGAGCAGTAATGGAGCTCGGGCTGCTCGTCCTGCTGATTCTGCTCGTCCTGGCGACGGGGACGCGATCGTGACCTATGCGACGCTCGACCAGCTGACCGAACGGTTCGGCGAGCAACTGCTCGTCCAGCTCACCGATCGCGCACGGCCTTCGGCCGGCGAGATCGACGCGGCGGTGGTCGAGCGCACGCTGGTGGACACCGATTCGGTGATCGACGGCTATCTCGCCACCCGCTATCGGCTCCCGATCGAGGGCGAGGCGCCGCAGCTGCTCGTGGATCTCGCGCTGGTGATCGCGATCTACAAGCTGCACCCGTACCAGCCGGACCAGAAGATCGCGGACGATTACAAGGACGCGCTGCGGCAGCTGCGCGACATCTCCAGCGGCGTAATTCGCCTGGTCGGCGTCGCCGGCACCGAACCGCAAGGCTCCGGCGCCGGCGGCGTCCAGTTCTCCGACCGGCCGCGCGACCTGACGCCCGATAACCTGAAAGGGTTCATCTGATGCAGTCGATCGCCGACCAGGCCGCGGCGCGCATCGCCGATGCAGTGCCCGAGCTCGCCGGCCGCTTCGGCACGGCGCTGCAGTTCTCGGATGCGATGGCGCGCAGCGGGCTCGCGCAGGTGGCGCCGGCCGCGTTCCTGTTGCCGGTCGGCCTGCGGGGCGGCGAGCCTCGCGACGCCACCGGCCTGTACATCCAGCCGATCGAGCGGGTCCTGGGCGTGGTCCTGGTGCTGCGCTCGGCATCCGATCCGCTCGGCCAGCGCATCGTCGACGATATCACCCGTATGGAAGACGGCGTGATCGGCGCGATCGCGGGCTGGACTCCCGACGACGCGATCGGCGTCTTCCAGCTCTCGCGCGCCGAGCTCGTCAGCCTCTCCGGCGGCTGCGCCACCTACCAGATCGATTTCGCCCTCGCCGATGAACTGAGGATCAATCCGTCATGACCAGCAAGAAGGATGCGCCGGCCGCGATCGCGCCGGCCGAGGCGGTCGCCGTGACCGCGCCGACCGAGACGCCCGCGCCCGTATCGACCGAGCGTCCGCGCAGCGGCGGCAGCTATGTCCGCGACCGGGCGACCGGCAAGCTCGTGAAGAAGGAGGCGTAAATGGCGCTCCAGCCGATCAAGTGGAAGTCGAAGATCATCCTGGCCAAGGTCGAAACGGTTTATGCCACGGATGCGGTGCCGACCGGCGCGGTCAATGCGATCCTGATGACCAACGTCTCCATCAATCCGATGGAGGGACAGGATACCAGCCGCAACCTGGAGCTGCCCTATCTAGGCAGCCAGGAGACGATTCCGACCGGGGTGTATGTCTCCCTGCAGGGCGATATTGAGTTCGTCGGTTCCGGCTCGACAGGCGTGGCACCGGCGTGGGGCCCGCTGCTGCGCGCGTGCGGTGTGGCGGAAGTCGTCACGCCCGACAGCGACGCGGAGACGCACGACGGCACGGTGGAATACACGCCGGTCTCCGACGATCACGAAAGCCTGTCGCTCTATTTCCAGATCGGCCCCTCGCGTCATGTGGTCTTGGGCAATCACTGCACCGGCGTTGTCACGATGAACGCCCAGGGCATTCCCGTGATCCGCCTGACGGTGATGGGGCTGTTCACCGTGCCGGCCGATGCCGCACGGCCGACAGTCGATCTTTCCGGCTTCCAGAAGCCCCAGGTGGTGAGCAAGGCGAACACGCCGATCTTCACCATCAACGGCATCGCCTTCGCGATGCGTAGCTTCACGCTGGATCTCGGCAACCAGATCTCGCCGACGCTGCTGGTCAATCAGGAAGACATGCCGATCACCGATCGCAACGAGGTTCTCTCCGCGACGGTGCGGGCGGTGCCGCTGGCCACCTACAATCCCTTTGCTCTGGCCGACAGCCCGACCCGCGTGCCGATCGTGCTCGAGCACGGAACCGTGGCCGGCAAGCGCGTGAAGATCGAGGTGCCGACTGCCCAGCAACGTCGGCCGAGCGGCTACCAGCAGACGGACAACGTCCTCGAATGGCCGCTGCAGTTCACCCCGTTGCCCGTCGACGGCGACGACCAGTGGAAGATCACGCTGACCTGATCGGCCTGCGAAATAGGAAAGGACCCCCCATGTTTGTGATCGACGAGAACCCGACCTTCAGCGCCACCTGCACGGCGATGGTGCCGACGAAGGGCGGACACGAACGGCAGACGTTCAAAGCGACGTTTAACCTGGTGAGCGATGAGCATATCGAGCAGCTCAACCTGTCGAGCGTTACCGACACCAAAGCGTTCCTGCGCCTGGCTGTGGTTGGCCTGGATGACATCGCCGGTGCCGACAAGCAGCCCGTGCCCTACTCCGATGCGGTGCTGGAATATGTGATCTCCAAGCCTTGGGGGCGCTTCGCGCTCTCGCGTGGCTATTTCGGCGCCATCGCCAAGGCCGCCGAGGGAAACTGAAGGACGCTGCCCGCGCCTGGGCGACCGGGCGCGGCGCGGCGGATCTGAGCGAAGCGACGCGCGATGCCCAGGAGATGGGCCTTCCGGCCGAAGTGATCGCATCGCTCGAAGAGGAAGATCAGGGGGCGAGCGGCTTCGGGGTATGGCGGCGCAATTGGGACATCGTCATGGCGTTCCTGGCTATCGCCAGCCAATGGCGCATCGTCACCGTGCCCGGAGCGGGCGTCTATTGGCATGGCCTGGACTATGCCGCCGCCGGAAAAGGCCTGGAGCTTGCCGGGATCAGCGTGTCGCCGACCCAGTGGAAGGGCGTGCGGTTAATGGAGGCCGAGGCGCGCGAGGCGCTCAACGGCTATCGCGGGTGACCGGCGGATGACCCTGCGCACCTCCATCGTCATCACGGCCGAAGGCGCCCAGGCGAAACAGGTCATAGACGATCTTGCCGATAGCGCTGAGCGGCTTGGCGAGACCACCAAGGACGCGGCCGCGCCGGCGAACGATCTGGCGGACGCCACCGACGAGATGGCGGCGCGCGCCGCCGGCGCCGTCACCAATGTCGTCGAGCTCCATCGTGCCCAGGGGACCGCAGCGGGATCCAGCCGCACCCTGGCCACGGCGCAGGGCATCGCGTCCACCGCGGCGCAGACGGCAACCGGCAGCGTCGCGGCCCTCACGACGGGCCTCAGCGCGGCCACGATCGCGGAGGCAGCCGCCACCGCCGGCGCGGAATTGCTCGCGACCGCTCTCTCAGCCGCGCTCACGGCCGGGATCAGCCTGGTCGTTGCCGGCGCGATCGGCCTGGTGACCTGGTTGTTCAATGTCGGCGACGCGGCTGAGGATAGCGCCGCCAAAACCGACAAGCTCGCCGAAGCGCTGAAGCGCGTCAGCCAGTTGCAGGTGATGCAGGAGCGCAGCGATGTGCTCAAGCAGCAGCTGGAGCTGGAGGCGCTGCAGAGCCGCGTCTCCCGCACGCCTGACAATGGCGCGCTGGGAACTGCGATTAGCGTCTACGGCTCGGTCACAGGAACCGGCGTCGCGGATCAGCGCACTCAGCTGGAAGGGGAGATCGCCGCTCGCAAGCAGGCGCTGGAGCTCGCGAAGATGCAGCTGGGCACCGACGAGCTCCGGCTTCGCAACCAGCAGGCGATCAGCGGTAGCCTCGATCGGAACAACAAGGGCACCTCGAAGGCGGTGCTGGATGCCCAGGCCGAGCTCTATGCAGCGAGCACCGCGTTGGACCGCGCCAAGGCTGAGGAAGCTCGCATCTCGGCCGAGGGGAAGCAAACGGGCGAAACCGACGAGGCGTATATCAAGCGCCTCGGCGATGCGAAGAAGCGCGTCGACGAGCTCACCGAGGCAATGGCCGCGGCCCGCAAGGAGCATCAGGCATCGGCTGCTGCCATCCGGGAGCACAATGCCGAGCAGCAGAAGTTCAAGGCCACGCTCGACGGGCTTGTCACCACGACGATGGCTCAGCTGCAGAAGGGCACAGTCAAAGTCGATCTGCTGCCGGGCTTCTCCGAGGCATCGAAGTCGCTGACCGATTTTGTCGCCGGCATCGATCGCGAGCGCGATGCGCTCCGAAACCTCGATCCGGTTCAGGAAGCGATCGTCAGTCAGGAGAAACAACTCGCTGCGATGACGCCGGAGATGCGCGATTATTGGACGCAGCGCATCACGATGGCCGTCCAAGGGCGCGAAGCCAATCGCGCCTATGCGGAGGCGACGGCCGACGCGGCGCGGGCGGAGGCAAGCTTCGCCCGTGCGGGCGTCGATGCCCTATCCGATGTGATCGTCCGCGGCGAGAAGGCGGGCGAGACGATGGAGCGCCTTGCCGAATCGATCGCTGAAGCCGCCCTGCAAGCTACCTTGCTCGGCTCCGGTCCCCTGGCATCGCTGTTGGGGACCGCCGCGCCGCACGGCCAGGTCGGCGGTTTGCTCAGCTTCCTGGTTCGCGCTCCGGAGCCGGCGGCGCCGGGCGCGCCCATGTCAGCGGGGTCAATGGTCCCAGGGCTTGGCGAAGCTATCGGGAAGGCAGCGGGCAAGGAACAGTCCAAGGTGCTGGACGATGCCTTCGGCAAGAGCGGGTCGCTCGGCAAACTGCTCCAATACGGCGGGCTCGGCTATGCGGCCGGTAGCGTTACAGGAAGCGGCTTCGGCGGCGCCGCGGGTGGCACCCTGGGCGGATGGGCGGGCGAGCAGCTGGGCAAGGAGCTGGTCAAGAACACGTCGAGCAGCCTGCTTAAATCGCTTGGCGGCGCGGCGGGGCCGATCGGCTCGATCGTGGGCGGCCTGCTGGGCGGTGCTTTGGGCGGACTGTTCGCGTCTATTCCGCACGGAACCGCGACGCTCACCTCAGCCACCGGCACTGCAGCTTATACCGGCTCCGACAGCCTGAAATCCGCCACCGGCTCGCTGGCCGAGCAGGTCCAGTCCGGGATCAAGCAGATCGCGGACGAGTTGGGTGGCACGCTCAATTCGTTCGACGTGATGATCGGCACCTGGGACGATCAGTTTCGCGTCCGCACCACTTCGGCCGGGTGGAACGGGCAAGGCGGGCTCAACTTCAAGGGCGATTCGGCCAACAACCTGTTCGACTTCGGCAAGGACCAGGGCGCCGCCATCAGCTTCGCGATCGCCGACGCCATCAAGGACGGCGCGATCTCGGGCCTCTCGCCCGCCGTTCAGAAGGCACTTACCAGCAGCACAAATGCTGAGGATGCGTTGGCTGAGGCGCAGAAGGTCGCCGCGCTAGAGCAGGCGATCGCCGGCGCCGGCGGTGCGGCCGCCGAGGCGGTGAAATCCTTCCAGAAGGAGGCCGACGAACGCCTGCGCATCGCCCGGCAATATGGCCTCGACGTGGTGAAGGTCGAGCAGCTCAACGCCAAGGAGCGGCTCGATCTCAACAAGCAACTGCTCGACCAGCAGGTCGGTTCGTTGCAGCAGCTGGTCGACGAAATGACCGCCGGATCGCTGTTCGAGGGTTCGGCCGTCGACCAGCGCACAGCTTTGCTCGCCCAGATCGAGAAGAGCCGCGCCGATGTCGACAATGGTGTCGATGGCGCGGTCGACAAGCTGGCGAACCTGCTGCAGCAGCTCGACCAGGTCTCCGAAGCCGTCTACGGCACCGGCGCTGGCCGGGAAGCCGATCGCGCTTTCATCCTCGATGTTGCCCGGACCGAGATCGCCCAGGCCAATGCGCAGATCCAGGCGGCCGGCGGGCAAAGCGACCCGGCGCTCGCCACCACCAACGCGGCGCTGGACGAGAACAACGACCAGAACGCCCGCATGATCGCGGCTCTGGAGACCAACAACCAGCTGCTTCAGCAGTTGCTCGCGCATGGCGTCGACAACGATCTCGCGGAGCGGCTCGCCCAACAGGCGCGAACCAGCTGATGGCCGCGCCCCTGATCCTGGTTGAGGCGCAGCCGCGGCGGCCGGCCGACGGCGTCGCGGAGACGATCCGTTTCGCGGGCGGCGGGGGAGCCAAGCCCTACCTCTATGGCGGCCAGCATTGGCGTGCCGGCATCGCTGGCCTGCCCACGATCATCACCTCCGTCGATTTCAACGGCGAGGACATCGGCTCGGGCGGCGTGCCACAGGCGATGACGCTGCGCTGGGCGCCGGCGCGCCAGGCGGTCGTCGCGGCGATGGCTGCCTACCATTGGATGGACGCGGATATCACCGTGCGCGTCGGCCCCGAAGGCGCGCTGCCGCCCGTGCTGACCAGCGGCAAGGTGCTGGATGCGACCGTCGACGCCGGCGCGCTGACGCTGTCGCTCGCGGATCCGGCGGCGGGACTGAAGGTGCAGCTGCTCACCGATCGCTTCGCCGGCACTGGAGGCGCCGAGGGTCCGCCCGAATGGGAGGGCCGCATCAAGCGGCGGGCCTGGGGCCGCTGCTACAATATCCAGGGCGATCCGATCGACCCGCCGAACAATGTCTATTCCTTCGGCGATCCGGCGCGCCCGTGGAAAGCGATCCTGACGGTGCGCGACAAGGGAGCATCCGCCTCGACGCTTGAGATCGTCGCCTGGCAAGGCACGGTCGCTGCGACCTTCGCCGCACTCCAGGCGGCGCAGGTGCCATCGGGCGGCGGTGTAGTCGCGCCCTCGATCGCCATGGTCAAATGGTGGACCCAGCCCTCCGGATCGCTGTGCGTCGACATTTATGGCGAGATCGGTGACGGTTATGTCGAGACCGCGCCGGAGATCGCCGGTCGCATCGTGGGCGAGATCGGCAGTTTCGCGGCCGGCACGATCGCGGCGGCCGCGGTGGCGCGGCCCGGCGCCTATGGCTTCTATGCAGACGACGAGAGCGTGACCGTCTCGGCCGCGCTCGACCAGGTACTGGGCGACGTCTCGCTGCTCTGGGTCCTCGACGGGAATGCGATCGCGATCCGCCAATGGGCGTGGGGCGATCCGGTGGCGAGCGCGCGCTCGATCGATGTCAAACGACGCGCCAGCTATAAGCCCGTGACGCGGCGCAAGCTCGGCTATCGGCGCAACAACTATGTGATGTCGCGCGACGCTATCGCGGGCATCGTCCTAGCCTCCGACGTCACGTACAACGACGGGCAGACGGGCGAGGATCTGAAGCCGGCCGAGCCAGGCGCCACTAACGGCGCCAAGCCCGATTCACCGCTCGGCGACGATGGGCGGACCGTGGGTGACGTCCTCGCGGATCTCGATCTCAACGGCAGCAATTTCTTCAGCTTGGCGCAACTCACCGACACCCGCGACGCGATCATGCTGGCGCGCACTTCGCTGGCTGGTCAGGAGATCGGCCTGGTGATCCAGGAGGCGGTCGAACAGCAGGTTGCCGACCATGAGGCGACACTCGAAACTTTCTCCCTGCTTGGAACCAAAGTCGGCGGTGGCGAAAGCTGGATACTGAATCTCGACACGGTAATGGTCACGCCCACCGAGTCGATAGGCCAGCGCTTCAGCTCGATCGACACGACGCTCGGCCAGCACACGTCGTCAATCTCCATCCTGACCCAGGCGACCGTCGACAGCTCGGGTAATGCGCTATCGAAGTTCGTGCTGGCCCAGCAGGCCGACGGAAAGATCGCCGGGATCGTCAGCAACGTCACTGGCGAGCTGTCTCAGCTGGATTTCGTATTCGATCTGACGCGCTTCTGGATCAAGCAACCTGACGGGTCCTACGTCCTCGCATTTTCCATCGGCTCGGACGAGGACGGGCCGCTGGTCGAGGCGCCTCGGCTGCGCGTCGGAATCTTGGTGAACGACACCGCGTTGCGCGGTTCGTTCAAGTCGGAAACCACGCGCATCGACAATAATGGTACCTGGATCGTTTTGGACGGGCTGACCAGCACTATCGACATGCCCAAGGGAGGCTGGGTCGAGGCCATTTTCGTCGCGACGCTCGGTTTCAACAGCGGCGACGCGAGCTTCACCGCCGAGCTCTATATCGACAACACGCTCGTTTATACGATCGATAGCGGCCTCATCGCCAAGTCGATCACCATGTCCGGCGCCAAGGTTTGCGATGCCGGACTGCGCACGGTCTATGTGCGGTTCCGCGGGGACAGCTCGATCGACACGAACAATCGATCGATGTTCGTCAAAGGCTACCCGGCGACCACCGATACAGGAGTTATATCATGACCACCTGGGCCGAAGCCGCGCAGGCAATGGCGGACATCGTGGGGAAGCTGACCACCTTTCTCACCCAGCAGCTAAACTGGGCGGCCGGCGCTGCCAACGGCGGGCCCAATGGCGATGGCCGCTATCCTTTTACATTGCCGGACGGAACGGAGACCTTGATCCCATGCCCGGCGAAGATCGAGCTAGGTGGCCTGGACACGGAAGTGATCGGGTTCGTTGTTTGCGCCGATGCAACCATATTGACCGCCGAGCGACGTGCGTGGGACCGCGTTGCGTTTCCATTCCATGTGTCAGAGATCCGCGCGTGTCTGGCGGCGCCGAGCTCTGCCGCCGGCGGGAACGTCAGCATCGATGTTCGCGTCAACGGTACCTCCATCCTGCTGACCAAGCTCACGATCCTGACGGGCCAGACAACCAGCAAGGCGGCCGGCACGCCGCAGCCAGTGATCATCTCGCCCGACATCCCCGATGACGCGGAGATCTCGATCGCGGTCCTAGGCGCAGGCGCGAACGCGAAAGGGTTGCGCGTAAAGCTGATCGGTCAGAACGTCGCATGACGATCGTCAACATCGACACCTCGATCGACGCGCCGCTGCTGCAGTTCGATTTCGTCGGCGGCGTCTACCAGCGCCACGATCGAGAGATGGCGCTTGAAGAGGCTGGTCTGATCCTGGACGCGGGCGGCGGCATAGCGCTTGCACCGGATGGAAGCCTGCGCCAGGCGCCGATCGGTCAACCACGGCGGTTTAGCGATGCGGGCCTGCTCCTTGAGCCGGCTTCGCAGAACAAACTCGCCATGTTCAATTTCGCGCCTACTAGCACGGCCGGCTGGTTCAAGACGCCGAACACTGCAGCGCTGGCGCTAACGCTGGTCGACGACAGCGCGGCGCTTTACGCGGCTCAAGACCCGAGCGGCGCCTATATCTTCCGAGCGTTGATGGACGCGGGCACAATGAACGGCATGGTGCTCGACGCGGTCAACAACACGGGCGCCGAGGCATACATCATCAGTAACTCGGGCGCCCGCTCCGTCGATCCGCATTGCCTCTCGGCTTACGTTCGCTGCCTCGCTGGGACCGGCGACATCCGCATGTTCGGTTCGGCAACGGGCGACACCTTCTCGGGCGCCGCGTGGCGCCGGGTGATCTGCAGCGTCCCGGCGCCAAACCCCGCACAGAATCGTCAACTTGTAATCGCTCTGCAGCCAGGCGCACGGGTCCGGGTGATCGGCGCGCAGATGGAGCCGCTGGCTTATCCAACCAGTCCGATCGTGGTCACCGGCGCCGCGGCGGCGCGTGGCGCGGACCGCATGGCACTCATCGATCCGGCGCTGTTCGCTCAGCCGGTCTCGATCCTGCTCAATGCGTGGATGCAGCGCGCCGATGGGGTTGCGCGCTGTCTGCTAAGTGCGTCAACCCCAGCTGGTATCCATACCGATCTGGTGAGGCGCAGCGACGGTGCGCTGTCGATCACACCGATTCCATCAGCGGATTCCGTGGGCTCGGAGCCCAGGTTCCGCAACGTGTTTGGGCCGGGCGGACTCCGTGTCGGGCTTCGGCTCGGCAGGCGCCGCGCGGCGGCGTTGGCCGGCTGGCTGGTGCATGATCCGTGGCGTCCGACGATCGCCGGCCTCGATCGCCTGGAGATCGGCAACACCGCCGATCTCTCCCAGCCCTTCATTGGCTGGATACGCTTGCTTCAGGTCGTCGGCGACTATGACGATACCGCGCTTTCACAGCTCACCGCTCACCCAAGCGACGGGATGCCTCTCGACTTTGTGCGCTATGTCTCGCGGGCAGGTTCGGACACCGCCGATGGCAAGAGCCCCGCTACTGCCTGGGGGACCGTGGCGAAAGTGAACGCGAGCGCTTTCCCGCCCGGCTCGTTCATCTTGTTCGAGCGTGGTGGCGACTGGAACGAGGCCCTGACGGCGCAACCATATTGCACCTATGGCGCATATGGCTCGGGGCCGCGGCCGATAATCGGCTCGGCCGACAGCGATTTCGCCGTGCAGGCACTAGGATCTAGTGGGGTAAGGCTCGAAGATCTGGATATCACGCGAGGCCGCGAGCGAGGCATCGATATCTTCGGTTTCAACTGGATGTCGATTGCGCGCTGTCGAATTCACCATACCGGCACCGCCGGCTCGGGCAGCTCGCAGGGCCTTGTGTTCGCAGGCAACGGCCGGGACGTGTTCCCCTACGGTTTCGCGCTTCTCGATTCCTCGATCGACAATGTCGAGGGGGATGACATCTACATGCAATATGTGCGTGGCCCAATTATCGTCGACAACGTCACGCTGCTCGCACCCACCGGCGAAGCTGCCGATGGCTTCCAGGTCTTTTCGAGCCCGGACGCCGATATCATCCTTCGCAATGCGGCGATCGACATGAAAAGTCGCCCGACCGCCAGCGGCAAGGGGGCAGCGACGTTTCAGAACGTCCGGTCAGCGCTGGTGGAAGACAGCGAACTTATCGGCATCAATTTCTGCTTGTCGCTGCTCACCTCGAATTTCGCCGTCCGCCGCAACAAGGCGCATGGCGCGCGGCTCAATGACTATTCCTGGGGCATCGGGATCAGCGGCACCGAGGACATCCGCGATGGCGTCATCGAATACAATGAGATTGAGGATTGCAATCGCGCGCTGGCGATATCCGCCGAGAATGGCGACCACATCACCGGTCCGATGCGCGCGGACATCGTGGCCCGCCGCAATATCGCCCGAAACTGTGGCGTAGGTCTTTTCATCGACCGACCGACGAGCGGGCAGATGGTGCTCAACCAGTTCATCGACTGCACAACGCCCGTCTCGGTCGCAGCAGATATGCCGATCCCCCCCGGTCAGGCGACGTCGCTCGCCCTGCGGCTCAACGGGACGGCATAATGGCGACGGTCGATTCACAATTCGCCCAATGGCTCCAAGACCAGGGGCTCTGGGCGCTGGTCGAGGACGCGCCGGCGATCGTGCGCTGGGCCGTGGGCGCGCTGACCACCGAGCGGATGACCGGCCTCGCCGCGAAGGAGGACGCGGAGGCCGAAGCGGCGCGCCAGCTCGCCTTTCTCGGCGGTCCGCTGGTGGTCGACGAGCACACGCTGAAAGGCGAATGGCGCCACCGGCTCGGCCAGGTGATCACCATCACTGGCGATCGTCTCGGCTATGAGGCCGGTGTGGACGTGTTCGTGGTCTCCGTATCGGACGATCTCGCCACGGGCCTATCAACCGTGACCGTCATCAGGAGGCTCTGAGAGGCCGTGCAGAACCTTCTTATCCTGGCCCCAGCGCCGATCGCGGCGATCGCCAGCTCGCGCGGATCTGGCATCGAAAACCTGCTGACGCCGGATCCGCGCGAAGTGTGGGCGGACGACGCGGTCGGCTCGGCCGCCTCGATAGACATCGACTTCGGAACGGCGCGGCCGATCGACACCGTGTTCCTCGGCCATGTCTATCCGTTGGCTCCGGCGACGAGCTGGACGATCACGGGCGGCCTCGCCGGCTATGCGGAGCTCACGCTCAAGGAGGCCGGAGCGGCGCGCGCCAACGATGTCGTCGGCGTGCCGGCGCCGGCGCTCAGCCATGCGTTCTGGCACGGCGCGGCAGTGACCGTGCGCTATCTGCGCATCACGATCGCCCAGCCGGCCGGCGCTGAGGCGCTCACCGCGGGCGTCGTGCTCGCGGGCGCGGCGTTCGTGCCGACCCACAATCGCGAATGGGGCAGCGGCCGCAAGCCGATCGATACCAGCACGGTGACGCCGCTGCTCGATGGCGGCTTCAGCGTGGTCGACGGGGTGCGCAAGACGGTCTGGTCGTGGACGCTAGGCGACCTGGGCGATGCGGAACTCGACGTTCTCTATCACCTGGCGCTCAATCGCGGGCAAAGTCAGCCGGTGCTCGTGGTCGAAGACCCGGAGGCCACGGCGGGGCTGCGCCGACGGCTGCACTATGGGCTGTTCCAGCAATTCCAGGCCTTCGAGCGGCGGAGCTACGGCCGCACGCGCTGGGAGCTCACGATCGAGGAATGGGGCGGCGATGAAGCCGCGATCTAGGGGGAACTATGACGTTGGGCTATGACGCGAAGACGGGCCAGTGGCGCATCCCCAGGGGCGCGCCCTATCGTTGCGTCTTCCGCATCCGCGCGGGCGATGGCTTCGCCGATCTGAGCGGCCGGGACATTCGCCTGCTCGCCTGGAAGGGGGATGATCTGCTGGCGGAGGCGGTCGCCTCGATCGACCCGGCCGCTCCGGACAGTGCCGTGATGGCGCTGACCGGCTCGCACAGCGACGCGATGGCGGGGCTCAGCAACGTCCATATGGAGATCGCGAGCATCGTGACGGCCGGCAAGGTGCAGCTGCTGACCGGCGCGGTGCTGATCGGCCAGGCGGCGCCCACGCCCGGTGCCGACGGGAGCGGCGATGCGGATGCGCAGGAACTGATCCTCGACGAAACCACCCAGGAGCTGGTCGCCACGGTCATCGGCGCGCCCGGCCGGCCGCCCACCGCCCAGGAGATCGCCACAGCGGTGACCGCGCAGATCGGAGACGCGGTGGCGCCCTTGGTTGCCGAGCAGCTGCCGGCAGCGGTGGCGGCGCAGCTCCCTGCGGTGGCCGGAGATGCCTTGAGCGCGATCGAGGCAGAGATCGACGCTATCCGCGTCGCCGCCGGGATCGTGGGCGGCATCGCCATCGGTTCCGCTGGCGCGCCGGGCACGCTGTTCGAGGGCTATACGCTTTCGGCCGGAGACGATTTCCTGACGCTGGATCTGCTCGGGCCGGCGAACCCGCGCGGGCGCTGGTTCGCGACGCGGACCTATGGTCCCGGCGCGCGAGGCTCGGACACGATGCTGCGCTACGTCTATGACGTCGATCCGCTGCATACCGGTCACAATGACAGCAACCGGGGCGAGGCGGTCGGCTATGGCAACCTGCGCCTGGAGCGCTCGGTGGCCGTGCTGCAGCATCGCCTCGGCACGGCGGCCGAGCGGCGCCACATGCAGAACATCAACCGGCGCATGGCGTCCGCGATGCTGTCGAGCGCCGGAGCCTTCGCCTTCTATCCGGCCGATGCCGGGTCGGGCGATATCCTGGTCGAGTGGCGCGCGAAGTTCAGCCCGAAGGCGGGCAACCCGGCGGGATGGCACCCGACTCTCTGGACCCAGTCGCTCGCCCCGACCGCGACCTTCTCTTCGGACGAACACGACATCGAGGGGAACAGCCAGGGCCTCTACCTGCACCAGAACGTCTGGGGCCCCACCGGAGAGAGGGTTGGCGGCACCAATGTCCCCGGACTGATCGACGTCTTCGACGGTGCGTGGCACGATATCGTGCTTAAGCTCAACACCACCCGAGTCGAAGTCTGGGTCGACGGGGAGCTCGCCAAGACCGGCACCTATAACGCGAATACGGTCGGCGAGCCGCAATATGCGATGATCACCAACCACAGCTATTTCGGCGCCGTGTTCGAAGGCGAGTCCTTCGACATGAACGCCTGGATGGCGAGCGTCGCCGGCGCCACGGTGTCGATCGATTATGTTCGCTGCTGGCGCCGATCGGCGCGGCGGCATTTCCGTCCGCTGGTCGCGATCGACGACGTCCAGGCGGACTATGGCGAGGCGGTTACAATCGATCTGCCGTCCGCCGCCGCGATCTGGGGCGATGCCTCGGTGACCGAATATCTGCAGGCGATCCCGCACGAGGAATTCGAGCCTGGCGGTGACCATGTGGTCGGATACAACCAGTTTCCCGCTGGCGTTTCCTACGACGCGGAGACCCGCACGCTGACGGTCGCGCCGACGAGCGAGCGGACCGGCCGGCTCAATTTCGCGCTCCATGGCTGGCTGCCGGACGGCTCGACGATGGAGCCGGCGCGGTTCGCCGTGTGCTTCGGGCCAAAGATCAACGTGCAGGATCTCGCGATCGCGCGCGGGCTTCCGTTTCGGTTCGACCTATATGCAGCCTGCGATTGCGGGGTGCTGGTGAGCGATGCCGCCGGCCACCGGGCCAAGGTGGTGACGATCGCGGGCCTCCCCGCCGGCCTGGCCTATGATGATGCGACCGGGCTGATCACGGGCATCGCGGTCGACGCGGGCGTCTATCCGCTGGTCATCACCTGCACCAATTCGCTCGGACAGACTGCGACGGCCGAGGTGGACGCGATCGTCGCGGCGCCGGCAGCGGCGATCACCGCGCCGAGCTGGACGGGCTGGAGCGATCTGCGCGGTTGGTTCGATCTCGGCGACGAGGCGACCGTGCAGCTCGGCGACATGGACGAAGTGCTCGGCCTGGCGAACAAGGCCGGTGGGGGCGACCTGGTGGGCGGCGGCTATACCGATTGCATGGCCTATGTCCGCGGCGGACAGGCCAATCGCAATCTGCTGCGCCTCACCCGTAACCTGACGGTCCTGACCCCGAGCCCTCGACCGCGCCTCCTGGCGAGCGCGTCGGCGCCGGTCTCGACGATGTTCCAGGGCTCGGACCAGCCTTACACGGTGCTGGTGGCCTATACGCCGACGGGCCCGGACACCTGCTACATCTGGTCCGCCTCGGCGAACGTCAGCCAGACGGCTTCGCAGCAGATCGCGCTCATACGCCGGGCGACGACAGCCTGCGGCATTCGAAGAGCGATCGCGACCGCACCGACCAATGAAGTCACCTGGGGCGCCGGTCAGGCGGCCGGTACGCCGCGCATCGTTGCCGTGCGCCACACCGGCACTGCCTGCACGGTCTGGGATACGTCGCTCACGAAGGCGGTCGACAATGCGGCGAACGATGTCGGCGCGTTCGGCGTTGGCCTGCAGTTTCACCTGCTCGCGGCCCTGACGAATGGCCCGGATCCGCTCACCTGGGCGGCCACGCAAGGATCGACGGATCTGTACGAATGCGTCGTCGCTGCCGGCGCCAAACCGGACGAAGAGATCACGGCCGCAATCAGCGACATGGCCTTGCGATGGGGTATCGCGCTCGGGTGATCGCGATGGTACTGTCCAGGGGGGCGGGGGAAGATCTATGAACAAAGTGGAGTGCCTCGACGGGCTGCGCGGTTTCGCCGCGCTGTGGGTTCTCGCCGGCCATTGCATGATCTTGACGGGGTGGAGCTTGCCGATCATCGGCCAGCCGGATCTGGGCGTAGACCTCTTCATCCTGCTCTCCGGCTTCCTGATGGTGTTCCAGGCCCGCATCCGATCGGAGCGCGAGGATTGGGGTCGGCCGAGCACTTGGGCGGCCTTTTGGGTCCGGCGCGTCTTTCGGATCGCGCCGCTCTATTATGTCCTGCTGGCGGTCGCGCTATTGCTGGGGCCGTGGATATACGCGGACCGCGTCGCGATCGACGCGGCGTTGGGGCATCAAGTCCAGAGTCCGAGCCGCTATCTCGACGCCGGCCCGGTCAACATTTGGATGCATCTGAGCTTTCTGTTCGGTCTGGTCCGCAGCTATGCGTTCAGGACGCCACTCCCGGATTGGAGCATCGGGCTGGAGATGCAGTTCTATGCGGCCTTTCCCTTCCTATACCTGCTTGCGCGGCGAACTGGCTGGATTGCTGGCTCGATCGTCGCGGCCGGCCTCGGGCTCGCCATCGCGCTCGCTCTTCGATGGGCGCACATCACCTATCCCATGCCGAGCCTCCTTGCGCTGAAGCTGCACCTGTTCGTCGCCGGCATGCTGATCGCAGCCGCCGCTGATCGGTCCTCGTGGATGAAGGCGGTCCATTTGGCGCTCGTCATGCTGCTCACGTCGATCCCGATCGGTGGAGCGCATGGACTGCGCAATCTCGCCATCCGCGAGACGCTGGCGATCGGGTTTTTCGCCCTGATCTATTGGCGCTCGGTCCAGCCGATCGGCCTGCTATCGAAACTGCTGGGCTCCCCGGTTGCGCATTGGCTCGGCGAGCTGTCGTTTGGGGTCTACCTCTTCCACCTGCTCATCATGCACCGCGCCGCGGCCTGGGCGATCACACAGCCGGGGCTGCATGGCTCAGCGCGCTTCCTCGTGGTGCTGGGGATCACGGCGCCGATCGCGTATGGTCTCGCGGCCGTGACCTATCGATTCATCGAGCGGCCTGGTCAGGCGGTTGGCAAGCGGCTGATCGCGCTGGGGGCGGGAGCGCGGACGCGGCCACTGGCAGCGGGTTAAGACGGGTCTCGGGATTTCTCGCCGCCCTTTGAGCGCCTCTTTAGGCTGGACAGAAATCGAATGCTCTAAAACGTCTTGTCAGAGACTCTAGAAGCTTTTGTCACGCTACACAACAAAATACGGCTGATCTGCGAGTCTAGGCGCCTCCGTTCATCCAACCGCCGCGAGGAACGCCCCGTATTTCTCGTCGAGATAGCGGCTCAGATTGGCTTCCCAGCGAGCAGGGTTGAGCG